CTTTAGAGCCTGTTATCGATGGCTTTATACTAAACTCATCACTATACGGAGTGCTCGATACCTCCGTGTTATCGTACTAAGGAGATAGGTTATGGCAGCTGGATTAGGTTTTAAGACCTTTGTAACAGGTGAGGTACTTACGGCAGGTGATACTAACGGCTACCTTATGCAAGGTATCAACGTTTTTGCCTCTACCGCTGCTCGAGATGCAGCTATTACATCTCCTCAAGAGGGCCAGTTTGCCTTTACTAAAGATACTAATAGCACTTTCTTTTATGACGGTACGGCTTGGGTAGCAAGCGGAGCCTCAGGCGATGTCACAGGTGTTACAGCTGGTATAGGTATTACCGTTACAGATCCAACAGGGCCAGTACCCACAGTAGCTCTAGCTGCAACAACTTACAGCGCAAAAACAGCGGCCTATACTTTTGCAGACGGTGATCAGGGCGATATATTCTCAATGAATAATGCCGCTACTCAACAATTTAATATACCTACAGATGCTACTTTTAACTTTGCAGTAGGCACAGAAATAAATGTTTTTTGGATCACGGGGGCAGGTCAACCTACAATCGGCGCTGTTACCCCTGGTACTACTACAGTAATTTCAACAGGTGCGACTAGTGCAACACCAAAGCTGCGAGTAGTAAATTCAGGTGCAACGTGTAAAAAACTAGCTGCTAATTCGTGGATAGTGTTTGGAGATTTATCCTAATGCCAATGCTAGGGATAATGGCTAGTTCAATAAGCGGTAGTAAAAGTTTTGTACCGTTGATAGTAGCCATTGGCCACGCGGTTTCGCCTTTTCTTTCGGCCTACAATTTTGATGCCGGTTTTGGTACAAAGTTTGCTGACCCGGCTGCCTTACCACCCGATACAGCAGACGGTACAACTTTCTCTGCCAATGGCGCTTCACTTATAAACGCACAGGGCGCTAGTCCTAGAGTTACAGCTTATGCTTTTTCATCCTCAGGTTTTGGATCACAATACGCTGATCCTGCAACTTTGCCTGCCTCAAGTGCAATTAGTGCAACTTTTGGAGGTAACACTATTGCAGCTGTAGCAAACAATGGTGGTGCTTTCGTTACGGCTTATCCCTGGTCACCCGGTTTTGGTACAAAGTACGCCGATCCTGCCACCCCGCCGACTGGATCAGGTTTAGGCGTTGCTTTTACTACTAATAGTGATGCGGTAGCTGTTGGGCATAATACATCGCCTTTTATTTCTACTTATCCCTTTTCCTCGGGCTTTGGTACAAAGTACGCAAACCCTGCAACACTACCTACAGGGGCTGTAGCATACTCAGATTTTAATCCTGCAAATACAGCCATCGCTATGGGTCTTAATCCGCTTTCTCCCTGGCTAAGTGCTTACCCTTGGTCGGCAGGTTTTGGTACAAAGTATGCCGATCCTGCTACTCTGCCAAGTAACTCGACTAAAGGTGTGGCTTTTAATCACGATGGTACAGCTGTAAGTTTTGCAAATTTAGATACGCCTTATCTTTTTATCTACCCTTTTTCCTCAGGCTTTGGTACAAAGTACGCAAACCCTGCAACCTTGCCACCGGATTTTGCTACAGGTACTACTTTTAGCCCAGCAGGTAGCACGGTCTTTATCACGCACGCTACTGCTCCTTTTATTTCGGCTTATCCTTTTAGCGTTGCGGGTATTGGTACAAAGTATGCCGATCCTGCATCGGCCTTAGCAGGGCGCGGAGAAAACCCTACAGTAAGAAACAAATAAACCAACTATCAAAGGATAAAAAAATGGCAGAAACTACACCCTTAACGCCGCTTGAAGCGCGCGTTAATGAAGTAAACCAATATCTAGCTAATATCAAAATGTATAAAACTATTTTGGCAACACTACCAACAGAGTGGCCAGAGCGCCTAGCACAGTACAAAGATGCAGCAGATAAGCACACAGTAATCGGCACTATTGAAGATTTTGATGATGTTATTTTGGTATCTGATCTATGGTCTGCAGACGATTGCCGAAAGTCTATTCGTACTGAAACCTTAGAAATGCGTAAGGCTCAAGCAATTTTGGCTGCATTACAAAAATAATAATGGAGACAAGCTACAACGGATATCCGGCCTCTAAAGATCCGGCAGAGATCGGCATAAAGGCGTACTTAGTAGACGGTACGGCTCGGAAGCTAAGGTGTGCTGAGAGTGTTGGGCCTCTCTTAGCCGCCTTCGCTGCCGAGTTTCATAAACTTATTGAGCCGATAGATGAGGGCACATTTGACGATTGGGCCTATGCCTACAGGATGGTTAGAGGAGATCCTACAAGGCTATCGTGTCACTCGAGCGGCACCGCTATAGATCTAAATGCTACAAAGCACCCGATGGGCAAGTACGATACTTTTGCAGCTGAGAAAGTACCTATGATCCGGGCGCTCGCTAAAAAGTATGGCCTTAAATGGGGCGGAGACTTTAAGACTCGGCCCGATGATATGCATTTTGAGGTAGCGATAACACCGGCCAAGGCTAAGGCTTTAATCTCTAGTTTAGGTTTACAGTAAAACAAATTCTAAGGGGCACTTAGGAGAAACAAATGAAAGAGCAAGTAATCGAAGCGGCTAAATCATATCTACGTCATGCCGTGGCGTGTGCAGGAGCGTTGTACCTTTCAGGTATTTCAGATCCAAAAGTATTAGCTAACGCCTTTGTGGCTGGGCTAATCGGGCCATTGCTTAGAGCTATTACTCCATCCGATAAATCGTTTGGTTTAGGCGCTAAGTAGTGGAAAGAGCTCAGCTCCTAATTGGTATTGCCTTGGGGGTAACTACTATTTTGGGGTTAGGAGCTGGGCTCATCCGCCATTTTGTAAAGTATTATTTATCTGAGTTGAAAGACGATGGCAACGGCGGCCACAATTTAGCCGGCCGTGTTGAGCGTATCGAGCAGCGAGTAGATCGTATATACGAGCTCATGTTAGAGGATCGCTTAGCCAAGTAACGACACGCCAAGAGACACGATACTTTGTAATCGGACAAAGGTGCCCCATACTGATACTACAAACGCTGAGAGGGCTACTCGGTTAGTAGCTTGATCGGCCTTAACAAAGGGCAAAAGATGAATAGTTTAGATATCTTAATAGGTCTAGGTGCATGCGGCTTAGGCTTTTTGTTTATGGTGCTTGGTTACTCTGTAGGTTTTAAGCACGGACACGGTGAAGGCTTTATCAGAGGCCGCGCTATTGCTCAAGCTCTGAAAGACAAGGAGCTAATCTGATGGGGTTTCTTGATAATTATGAGGATGTAAACGCGCGTATTAAACGCTTTAGAGCTGAGTTTCCATCTGGTCGATTAGTCGCATATATCGAGAGCTTTGATATTGACAAGGGCACGATCCTTGTAAGAGCTGAGGCATACCGTGAGTATGAGGATAATGTGCCAAGTGCTATTGATTATGCTTTTGGCAACGTAGCAACCTATCCTCAAAATATGCGTAAATGGATGGTAGAGGACACGATTACAAGTGCATACGGCCGAGTGATCGGGTTACTAACGCCAAGCCTTGAGCACTCATCAAGGCCTACAGCTCAGGATATGCAAAAGGTAGACACTTTACCTGCCGATGCTGATCCGTGGAGTACTAAGGCCTCTATAGAGGATATGGCTACTATGGCTACAGCTGTATTAGATCTCAGTACACAATTAGGCGGTGAGCTTGTAGCTGAGGCGCCACGCTGTCCACATGGCACGATGGTATGGGCAACAGGTACGGCTAAGGCAACCGGCAAGCCGTGGGCAGCCTACAAGTGCACCGAGCGCATACGAGCTAATCAATGTAACCCGGTATGGCAGGTAATGACTAGCTCCGGCTGGAAGCCTCAGGTATAGACATGGGAGAGCTAACCTTTATTAAAGGTGGACTAGCTACAACTATCCACTATGACTGCTCTACAAGTGTTACAGATCTAGATAAATGCGATTATTGCGGCGAGTGGACTACCAAACTAGGAGGCCTAACGATAAGAGATGTAGGCCTAGAGGTCGTAACGTGGCTGTGTGCCAAGTGCCGAGCGTAGCTAAGGTAATACTCGATAGGTCGCAGGAGATAACGTCCCACCGAGTAGGCCTTGAGCGCACAATCATACGTAATGCAGATCCAACCGATGCAAGCAACTACGGACAAAGCTACAAAAACTGGCATGAGCTGGTATGGCAAGAGTCGGAGAGTTGTGGCGCTGAGATAGCTGTAGCTAGTTATTTTGGCGATTACAGCTTTACACCTGCAATAGATAACGCACACGATACGGCAGATGTGGGTGATAATATCGAGGTTAAGTGGACTAAACACGCTAACGGACATCTTATCCTCCAAAATAGGGGCGAAGGCAGGCCTAACGATGTAGCTATATTAGTCACAGGCTTTAGCCCTTGCTACATGTTATTAGGCTGGATGCCGGTACATATGGCCAAGCAAGCTAAATACAAACACCCTTATCAGAATAACTATTGGGTGCCTCGATCTAACCTATTTGAGATGCAATATCTAAAGAGATCTAACTATGGCGTATAAAACTAAGTGCCGTTTATGTGGCAAGGTGACAGAGCATATAGAGCGTGTAGTAACAGAAAACCTACCGCCTTACGTTAAAACGCTTCAATGCGTTAAGTGTGGAGTTATGGGCGTAGTGATGTTGGAGGATGTAAATGATGCGTAATAGTTTTACACAGGTGTTATACACAGGTGTTAAAAACCTGTGCGACTCGCTCAAGCACACGCTCATATCTTGTATGTATTTGACTCAGCCTATACGCTCCATACTCGCAGGCGAGCCGCTACCGCGGATAGCTCGCAGGCGTAGTTTGGTGCTATTGGCCGGTCTATTGCTATTTAGCAATCTGCCTGCATCACAGGCAACTACAACACAAAGAGATAAAGAAACCTACAAGCTATATGCTCATATAAAGCTGTTTGATGCAAAGCAATATAGATGCCTTGAGGTGTTGTGGATGCGTGAGTCTAAGTGGGATCCAAAAGCTGATAACCCTAAGAGCTCCGCATATGGCATACCTCAACTACTCAAGATGAAAGAGTTAGATCCGTTTAAGCAAATAGATCTAGGTATCAAGTACATAATCCACAAACACCGCACACCCTGTAAAGCGCTGGAGTACCACAATAAGAGAGGCTTTTACTAATGGTGCAAGGTAGCCACGACCCACGGCTTAGCCGTAAATACAAAGCGCAGCGCCTAGTGGTACTAGCGAGGGATGGGTACGAGTGTGTCTATTGTGGCCAAGATGCTACGACCGTGGATCACATAGTAGCGCTTAAAAATGGAGGCGATCCTATAGCGCTTGAGAATATGGTGGCCTGTTGTAAGCGCTGCAACTCAAGCAAGGGATCACGCTCGCAGGGCGTTTTTTTAGCAGCGAAGTCTACCCCCCCTGCCTTTTTCTCCTTCT